GAACTTGTAAAAAAAGAGTTTGAAGAGCATAAGCAAGAATTAAAACTTGATGAGTTTTGGTACTATACAGATAAAGAACAAATCAAGTTAGCATCTTATAGATTTCTTCAATATTTAGAAGCAAATAATATATTCAAGTTCTATCCAGATGAAAATAGCGGTACATATTTATTTGTTAAGAACGATAAGAATTTTATAAATGTTTTTGAAGAACCTAAGATTAAAGATTTTGTATTATCAGACTTGAGGGAAAGGGGTCACATTGATGCGTTTGAATTAATGGCTAATAATACATCTAATTTTAATTCTAATTATTTGAGCATGGTTAGTTCAATAGATGTAAAGTTTAATAGAGATACGGCAAACGAATCGTTTATTTATTATCAAAATGCAGTTGTAAAAACTACAAAAGATTCTATTGATGTATTGGATTATTCAGATGTAAGTGATTTGATTTGGACTAATCAAGTAATAAAAAGAGACATTCAGATAAAAGACGAAAGCGAAGGAGTTTTTAAATCATTTATTTGGAAGGTGTCAGGAGAAAACGCTGATAGATATTATACGCTTAAATCTGTTATTGGTTATTTAATGCATTCTTATCAGAACGAAGCTAAACCGAAGGCAATTATATTTAATGATGAAATGATAAGCGAGGACATTCCTAATGGTGGTTCTGGTAAAGGATTGATCCATAGAGCGATTGGACATATTAAAAATGTAGTTATTGAAGATGGTAAAAAGTTTGACGCAAAAAGTCAGTTCGCTTATCAAAAAGTAAATAAAGACACTCAAATTTTCTTAATGGATGACGTACCAAAGCATTTTAATTTTGAAAGTCTATTCTCTATCATTACAGAAGGAATGACAATAGAAAAGAAAGGTCAGGATGCGTATCAAATACCATTCAAAGAAAGTCCTAAAATATCAATTACTACCAACTACACTATTCAAGGAAGTGGCGCAAGTCACGAGAGAAGAGTTTTTGAAGTAGAGATAGCTAACTATTTTAATGAGAATTTAACACCTGAGATGGAGTTTGGACACTTATTTTTTGCAGAATGGAACGAAATAGAATGGGCGAAGTTTGACAATTTTATGATTAGATGCGTTCAATTTTTCTTAAAGAACGGATTAGTACAAAGCGATAAGGTTAATCTGAAACTAAGAAAATTTAAAAATGAAATGGGTACAGAATTCATTGAGTTTATGGAGTTACAAAAGTTTGACGGTTCACCTAGAAATAGAAAAGAGTTTAGAGATGAGTTTAACAGACACTATCCAACAGTCGCTAAATTTAATACACCTCAGAAATTCAACAAAAAGGTGAAGGATTATTGTGAGTTCCATAATATACCACTTGAAGAGAGTAAATACAATGGGGTTGTTTGCTTTTATATCGGAGAACAACAAAAAGATGAATCATGTCCATTTTAAGTTTAGGTTATGGAGTTAAGAAAGTATCAAAAAGAAGTTATAAACAAAGTCTCGGAACATCTTTACTATAATGAAAGGTGCTGTGTATCGTTGGCTACTGGGGGAGGAAAGACTGTTGTGTTTTCTAATTTAGTAAATAGGTTATTTGGACGTGTTTTAATTTGCGTACACAGAGAAGAGTTAGTACACCAAACTTCTGCAACTTTAAAACGTGAGCATGATTTATTACTACCTAAAGTAAAAGAAGTTTCTAAAGATGTTTGTGTTGCAATGGTTCAAACATTAAGCAATAGAATTAAAAAGGGTTCAATAGACTTGAATAGTTATGACTTCATGATAGTAGACGAATGTCACAGGGGCGAGTTTATGAAGATTCTAAACCAGTTTAAAGGGAAGGTCGTTGGTTTTACAGCTACTCCAAACTTCGAAAAGAATAGAGCGTTTTTTAAGTGCTTATCTTGTGGAAGTGAACATGATTCTATGGGTAAATGTTGTAAAAGAAAATTAAAAAAGTATAAAGAGAATATACCACTTGCTAAATACTATCATACTTTAATTGAAGGTGTTGATATAAGCGAATTAATAGAACAGGGTTATTTAGTTCCTGACGATAATTTTATATTAAAAAATGATACTTCACAACTTGTTTATAATCCAGCGATAGGAGATTACACAGAGGAAAGTATTAGTTTAGTGTTCGGTTCTGATGAAGCAATACAAAACACAATAAAAACATATAAAGAACTGTGCCGTGGCAAAAAGACTATCCTATTTAATGCGAATACTTTAGTCAATAAAAGGCTTTATGAAGCTATGTCACGTGAAGGGTTAAACGTTAAAATGTATGACAGCAATAATTCAGAGGAAAATAGAACTGATTTAGTTGATTGGTTTAAAAATACACCTGATGCGATTCTTTTGAATGTCCAAGTATTTACAACTGGATTTGATTGCACAGATGTAGAGGTTGTGTTTTTAAATAAGAAAACAAAGTCAATTAATCTATATCTTCAAATGATTGGTAGGGGTGGACGTATAACCGATAAGATATTTAAGCCTTCATTTATGGTAATTGATATGGGTAATAATAATGAGGACTTCGGTAAATGGAGCGATAAAAGAAATTGGGAAGAGTATTTTTATAAGTGTGAACAAAAGGCAGTTGGTACAGCTAACCCAGCATCTATACGAACTTGCCACAGTTGCGAAAGCATAGTGGCTTCAAACTCTTTGATTTGTGAAGTTTGTGGTGAAGAAAGGAGGTACGACAAAGGTGGTGTTTTAGGACTCCCAACGAGAGACGGGAAGCTAATAATTCCAAATCCAAAATCTATTATTGAATACTGTGAGAAAAATGAACTTGAAACCTTAGATGCTAGAAAGATAGTTTATAATTACGTTTCTCAAATGTTCCAGAAAGTGCCGATTGAAGTTTTTTCAAAACATAAGCACAATGGAACACTAAGAATAAAAACAGAATCATTTATTAGACCTTATTATTTTGCAATTCAAAGGAGTAATTTAAAAGGAAATAAAGTGAGAAAATTAATACATTTTACAAACGAAACAATAAAAGCAATAGAGAGGACTTATGAAAAGTGAAGACGTAATACAAGCGGAAATTTATAAATGGTATCATAATAAATACTGTACAAAATTAAACAATCCAAAGCACTGCATTTTTTCAGTGCCAAACGGGGGCACAAGGTCAAAAGCAGAAGCTATGAAATTTAAAGCTACTGGACTTGTTGCTGGTGTTTCTGATTTGATAGTTGTACAACCTAACAGAGTTATATTTGTAGAGGTGAAAACAGCAACGGGAAGACAGCAACAGAATCAAATCGACTTTGAAAAGACATTAAAAGATTTAGGTTTTGAATATATTTTAGTAAGAAATTTAGAAGATTTCAAAGGGTATGTTGAAAAATCATTTGAGTGATAACCACTCATCAAGCTATACAACCACTCGTCACAATTCGTAAATAGATTACGGAGTAACAGAGTACTTTTAACAAAAAATAAAACAATGAGCAAAACACACTTTAAAAAATTACGAAACCCAGAATATTTAGGAAGCTGGGATTTAGCAGATGAAAACGGAGTATTCAAAAACCGTGTTCTAACTATTTCAAACGTAAAAAAAGAAATGGTTCACGATGGGCGCGGAGGTCAAGAAGAATGCGTTACTGTTTCCTTCTCCGATTCAAAGCCAATGATTATGAACTCAACTAATTTAAAGACGATTTCAAAAACACTTAACACTCCTTACATTGAAGAGTGGGTAGGTAAGAAAATCGAAGTGAAAGTCGAAAAAGTTAAAGCGTTCGGAGAGATCCACGATGCGTTACGGGTTGTTAAGACATCGCTAGAACTAAATCCAAAGCATCCGAAATGGAACGGAGCAAAGCAAGCTATTGAGTCTGGACAGGTCACAATTGAACAGATTAAGAAACAGTTCACGATTACAGTTGAAAACGAAAAACTACTAACAAATGGAAACTAAGGAATTTAAAATTCGATGTTCGGCAATAGGTCAGATCATGACTAACCCCAGAAGCAAATCGGAAACGCTTTCGCAAACGTGTAAGTCCTATTGCGAGCAATGGCTAAAAGAACAATTATACGGAGTTCAAAAGCATATCGAAAACAAATACCTATCCAAAGGGATTGAAGTCGAAGCTTTGGCACTAGATTACTATTCAGAAGCAAAAGGACTTGGATTTGTTTTGCAGAACACAGAGTTCTTTGAAGATGATTTTTTAAACGGTACTCCCGACTTAATTCTACCTGAATACGTTGTGGACATGAAAGCAAGTTGGGATTGTTTTACGTTTCCATTATTCGAAACAGATGTAGATAAAAAGTACTGGATGCAATTACAAGGGTATATGCACTTAACAGGAAAGCGAAAAGCGAAACTTGTGTACACTTTGCAAAACACACCAGACGAACTAGAATGGAACGAGCCAACCGACTACGAGGGACTAGATGAAGTTTTGAGAATCAAAGAATTTGAATTTGAATACGATGCTGAATTCATTGAAAGTCTACAAGAAAGAGTTATCTTG